GCTTGGTTCTGTAGTTAATAAAGCTAAAAATTATGGTAAAGAAAAGGCAAAAGATTACAGTAAAAAAACTGTTGGTGATATTCAAGATAAATTAAGCAAATATATGTAAATTAATATATAAGAATTTCCAATAAAAAATAATGTATAGTATTATATATAAATAATGTTTGGTTATAATGATACGAATACATATACCCCTAATCCATTTGTGAATGATAATACTAGTATTGTATTAAGTGGAGCTGGTAGAAAACCAAGAGGTCAAACAGTTAAAATCTAAAAGAAAAAAAGAATTAAAAGAACTGTTTGGTGCTGGTATGGATAGCGATGACGAAATGGATGGTGCTGGTTTTTTTGATGAAGTTAAGAAAGGCTACAATAAAACTAAGTCCGCTGTTAAAAGTAAAACTGGTCAAAAAATTAAAGGTGCATTAATGGAAGACAAAGCTTTTATGAAAGAATTTAATAAAGCTAAAAAACAATTAATGGATTATCAAAATGGAGTTAGAAAAACAAAACCTGGTAAAGCTGCTATGGCTATCTTAGAAAAAGCTGGCGTAATCTCTAAAATTGAGGATGAATTTAAAGGAGGAGTAAATCGTTTAAAGAAGGCTAACCGATGGCGTGATTTTAGTAACGACACCTTAAGAATGGGAATTGATACAGCTGATTATGGTTATAGAAAAGCTAAAACCGCAATGAATCCTGTATCAAGAACTGTTTCTGGTTGGTTCGGTGGAGCTCAAGGGGGAAAACGTGGTCCTTCAATGTGGATTGGATTTGTGAAAGAGTTTGCTCAAGAAAAAAATATTCCGTATAAGGAAGCCCTTAAAAAGGCTGGACCTGCATACAGACAAATAAAATCCCAAATGTAAATAGATTATACTAATTAATATTATTTTGATATATATCAATAATATTAATTATTCTTTAATATAATTGTTTAGTGCAGTCCCTAAACTTGTACTCATATCAGCCACATCGTCTTTTAACTCTTCAATCACGTTAGAATATTTATTACTTAAGTACATATTTCTTAACATTGAACTGCCTATATTTTTACCAAATATTTTATTTAAAATTCTTGTAATTTCTTGACTTTTTCAATTGGTTCATTATAGAATGATTTCAAAAAATGCACCTCATAATTCTTATTTTTCAGTTTAACTTTTTCTGGATGATTATTAAGATATAGTTCAATTACTTTCATAAGATCTTCTTCAATAGGAACAACAACTTGGTTATATTTTCCTTGTGTCTTATAATTATTAAATATAAATTGTCCTTTTTTCATATCAAGATAATTGTATTTATCATCATTCATATTATTTGATATTTTCATTAAACTATAATCCACGTTTCTTCTCGGTGGGTGCATTGTATATAACGAAAGAACCACATAATTTAATAAGTTGTTGTAATCTTCTTTATTTCTAATTCTCTTAAGAACCTTTGATTTTAGATTTTTGCTTATTTCATTTATATTATCATTTGATAACCAATTATCCATTTGTTTATCACTCTTTTCTGTTCTTACTTTTAGTTGATTATTAAAATTAGAAAGAATTTCAAAATACATGTCATAAAGATTCTGATGCTTAGAATTTTTTAAAACTGTGCATATAGCTATAATATAACTACGTTGTGTTGTTGGCTTATAATCTTTTATCATATTCAATATTTGTTTTGGTTCTTTCAAAAAATTGAAGTTGCTAATAGGCATATCGTTATTTAGTTTCATCAGATTTCTAGTATATAACTTTTTACTACTATCACTTATAGGTTTATCTCTTTGTTCAAATACTTTATTTAAAAATTCCATATAATATAATCTACATTAAAAAATATTCTTAAACTAATTCTATGAATCATATTTAATGTTTTATTGATAACATTATTTTGGGGCCGCAATTCGTCAAAATGCCTTTAATATAATTACGAATTGCGGCCCCAGATATATAGAAGGGATTCCAGCAAATTAAAACATATGTTTAATCATATCATATAAATCCATGTCTTGTTTTTTGTATCTCATACATTGAAATATACTTTTATAAATAAACGAGTAAACCCTAGCTTTCGACCATTGCTCTGCTGATAACCTTTTACTTTTACCTTTTCTCAGATCATCATTTTTAGAATAATCTTCTTTTAATCTTACTGAACCTAAATTTGTATTATATGCTCCCTTGCCTCTTTTCTCAACCTCTTTCAATATCTTAATGGGTATACCTGTAATATCATTTAACTCTTTCAATGTATGTTCAGTATCTTCATCTAAACCTAATTTAATATTTAATCTTTGTTTGTAACTTTTGTATGTCATTATGTATAGGTGATATTTTAATATAATAATATCTATATTATACTATATATGAAACTAAAAGGCGGTTCACTAAAAATTAAAGAAATAAAAGCATTTTTAGAAGCTAGTTACATGGAAGATCCACCTAAGGAAATTATGGGTTATGAGTTAGACGAAAAGTTGTCTTTTTTATATGGTAAAGTTTATGTAAATCACAAATCAAAAAAAGTAGTTGTTGCACATCGTGGAACAGTTGAGAATATTGACTGGGCTAATAATGCATTATATGCTTTAAATTCTGATGCATACAGATTAACACCAAGATATAAACAAGGTTTAAAAATGCAAAATGATGCATATAAAAAATATAAGGGTTATCAATTCGAGACGCTAGGGCATAGCCAAGGTGGTCTGCTTGCTCATTTATTGAGTGATAAAAGTATGAATGGTTATCTCGTAAATCCTGCATATAAAAAAGAACAACTAAGAGATAATGAATATGTTATTCGTAGTAGTGGTGATATTGTAAGTAAATTAAGTGTGCCTAGAAAATATTTGAATGCTTTATTATATCCTTCGTGGTCTAAAAATCATTACATCACGATCCCTGCAAAAACTAGTAATCCAATTACAGAACATAAACCAAATATTTTAGATAGACTTGATCCTGAAAGATCTATAGGAAGAGGTGCTGGCTTTGGTAAGAGACCATTAAAAGGCTATACTATTAACATTAACCTATAATAATGTATATTTTACCAATAGATAATAATCTATATTAGGCTTATTCTAAATAATTTATAAATTCTTCCATATAAATATAATGTAAATTATCCACCTTATGGAATATATACATTATTCAATATATCAACCATTCAAATAAATATATATAGTATTATATATAAGATGTCTTTATCGTTAAAGCAACAGTTAAACAATGCTAATACCGAATTAACCGCAATTGAATCTGAAGTGAATACACTTAAAACACAAACTGCCGAGGCTATTGCATTCCACCATAATTTTGTTACTAGTGATGAGAATATTGTTCAACTTGTAAATCGCACAACTACCAATGCAAGTTCTATTAATACTCTTCAATCCACAACAACATCTCAAGCTAATGAAATTGATCAATTAGAAACAGATATAGCTAACAATGCTAGTAATATTGTCGCTATTAATAATTCATTTACATCTACTACAGATTTATTAAGATCTGATTTAAATAGTGAAATCACAAACAGAACTAGTGCTGATTCAACTTTACAATCAAATATTGACACTGAGAGTGCTGCTAGAGTTTTTGATGTATCTGGTTTAAATGCTTCCATAGCAACTGAAATTACTAATCGTACTAATGCTGATACCTTATTACAATCTAATTTAGATGCTGAAGCATTATCAAGAACTAATGCTGATACCACTCTTCAATCTAATTTAGATGCTGAAGCATTATCAAGAACCAATGCTGATACAACTCTTCAAACTAATATTGATTCTGAAGCAAGTGCCAGAGCCGCCGCAGTTCTTTCTGAAGAGAATAGAGCACTAGCTGCTGAAGGTGTATTACAGAACAACATTGATTCAGAAGAATCCGCAAGAATTACTGCTGTAAATAATGAAGCAACTTTAAGAACCAATGCTGATAATACTCTACAAGCCAACATTGATGCTGAAGTATTAGCAAGAGTCAACGCTGATACAACTCTCCAAACCAACATAGATAACGAGGCTACATCTAGAAGTATTGAGGATGGTCTCTTACAATCAAATATTGACACTGAAGCAACAAACCGAACCAATGCTGATAAAAAGATGACTTTCGTAAGTGTTGGTGAGGCAGAAGGTTTATTAACTGTGAATGATTATCCTTTTGCTTTTGGTTTTGGGTCTCCTTCAAAAGCTGGATTCGGTTTAGCTATTCCATTTAATTTTGCTATTGTGGGTTATGCTATTACGGTTGATTCAACTGACACCTCTAGAAGCATTGGTTTTGGTTTAGAGCATTATGACGTAAATGGTAATTTATTTACACCACAGTTAGGTAATGTGGCTGGTTCATTAGGAATGTCAAATGTATATA